TGCAAAAAGTCAGTGACTTCATTTTTCCTAGTCAAAAAAAATAGCGTCTCAGACGCTCATATTCCCGTTTTAAAGGGATGTGATTGGGTGTACATACAATACTTATCCGAGAGTCAGATAACCCGTTAAAACGGAAATATAAGCGTTTTAGAGGGAAATCTGATAAAGGTCGCAACCGTAGAGTACACAAACCTGAAGCAGTCTTATCAGAAAGAGGCAGAATATGGCTAAAAAATACATCCAAAGTAAACCTAATTACTATTCTGTAATGCCGGCAGACGTGAGATATGATCCAAATCTGTCTTCTACAGCTAAATTGATCTATTCTGAAATAATAGCTCTTTGTAACAAGGAAGGTTACTGCTGGGCTACGAATGGATACTTTTCCGAGCTGTTTGGAATCAGTAAGTCTCAAGTCACCCGGATAATTGCACAACTTAAAAAAGAGAAATACATAGAAATAGACGTTAATAAAACTCAAGGCCACTTGAGGAAAATATACCCTATAGAGAGGTTTTTAAGAAAAGTTAAAGACCCTACGCAAAAATGCGTATACCCTACGCAAAAATGCGTATACCCTACGCAAAAATGCGTATACCCCCCCACCCAAAAAACGGCAGAACCTATTGAAAATAAAGAAGTTTTAGACGACGAGTCAAAGCCGAATAATACTAGTATTACTAGTACTACTTTTAATAATATATCTAGAGATATATTATTAAAAGATAGTAAGGGTGAAGTAAAAAACTTCACCCTTGAACCACCGTCTAATAACTTTTTTATTCCCAAAGTAATAAAGGAAATAATTTCTTATTGGAACAAGAAAGGGTTACGTAGGCATAAAGACCCTAGTACTAAGATTTACCAAGAAATAGTACTTGCTCTTAAAAAGCTTATTAAAGGCACTTTTTTTAATAACAAAGAAGGATTTGAGTTCTATAGAGATAGACCTTTTAAGAAGGAAGATATACTTAAATCTATAGATAACTTTGTAGCTTCTACTAATCTAGAGTATAAGCCTACTAAAGCCCATGTTAAAAGAGTAAAATCTACTTCTTTGTTAGATTTTCTTTATTGCGACTTCAGGGAAGGTTACAAAAGTTTATTCATCTTCTATTTGGAAAATGATCCAAGCACACCTCTTACTGCAGAGAACAAATACCCGGCCCTAGTGAATAAAATCAAATCTTTATATGAGAAATCCCTCGGAGGGATTTCTCCTGAGAAATACACCATAGAACAGCAAAGGAAATTTATTATAGCTAGTGTCAAGTTGAAAGCTTTTTATGATAAGGTGTGTAATAAGTTAGTGACTAGAATATCGGTAGGTGAGCTGGCTGAATTGCTTTACAAAGCCCTAGTGGACAGGTACGGGGAGGGGGGTATAGAGGTGGGGAGTTTCTGTTCTGAGTACACTTTCAATAAGTTACTGCCTGCTTATCTACACAAACAAGCATTGATTAATAATTGAGTTTTAGTTAGAAAGTGAGTAACTCTGGAGGATTTGTTTATGTCTAGACGATTGAAGCTTTCATCATTGAATAGTGAGATGGAGTTGAAGATTCTAAAAGGTTTGATTATGTCCGATCAGGTCTGTCGAGAGCTGATTCCACTGATTCGTAAGGATTATTTTGAAGTGGAGAATGTGAGGAAGGTGTTTCGATGGGTATCAGACTTTTATTCTGAGTACAAAAGAGCTCCAAAGGGCCATATAATTGACATTTATAACGATAAGAAAATCAATCTGAGCAGTACTGAGAGCGAGCTGGTAGGAGATTTTTTGGACAAGGTGATTGCCTCTGATGAGGAATTAAACATAGATTATCTGGTGGACAGTTCTAGGGAGTATTTGAAGAGGAGATCACTGGAGGTGTTACAATCTACGGTGCGGAGACTGACTGAATTGGGTAAGTTAGATGCCGCCGAGGATGAGATACGCCACTACAGGCAGGTTGTCAAGCATACCAGCGAGTGGGTTAATCCGTTTGATGAGGATTATCAGAAGACGGTGCTTGAGACTTCTGATCATTATCTTTTCCAGATGCCTGGGGAACTGGGTAGGTTGATGAAGTTTAAGAGAGACTGGCTGGTGGGGATAACAGCTCCATTTAAGCGAGGTAAAAGTCATTTTCTGTTGGAGATAGGGGTAGAGGCTTTGTTCAGCCGCTTGAAGGTAGTTGTCTTTACTCTGGAGATGCCTGATAGACAGGTGTCAGAGAGACTGTATAGAAGGCTGACGGCTTTGGGTAATGAGAAGAGGGTGTATGTGTACCCGGTCTGGGATTGTGAGAAGAACCAGTATGGGACTTGCACTAGAAAGGAAAGATGTAACAGGATACCTTTGATGAGGGAAGGGGAAACTCTTCCTGAGTACAGACCTGATATGGAGTATCGACCTTGTACTTATTGTAAGGAGAAGGGGTTGGATGACTACGTGCAGTCCACTTGGTTTGCTTCTTACGAGCGGGAAAAGCTGAATCTGAAGATTTTGACTAAGTATTCCAGAGGCTTTAAGATGATGTATGGGGATAACATAAGGATTATATCCCATCCTCCGTTTTATGCTAACTCCGAGGTGATAAGAAGGGATTTAGAGGTCTTGGAATATTCGGAGGATTTTGTGCCTGATGTGTTGATAGTGGATTATGCGGACATAATGGGGCCAGAAGATAAAGGATTGACTGGTATCGAGAAAGAGGATAAGACCTGGATAGCTCTGGAGGCTTTGTCAAGGGAGCTCCACTGTCTTGTGGTGACTGCTACACAGGGTACTAGGGACTCACTGGATGCTAGAGACATAAAGCAGAGACACACGTCCCGCTGGGTAGGTAAACTTGGGCATGTGGACGTTATGTACGTGCTCAACCAGACAGAGGACGAGAAGAAGCTGAGTATAATGAGGGTGGGTGTGATGCTTCATAGACATATGCAGTTTAGTGAATCTGATCAGGTGCGGGTATTATATCAGTTTGAACTGGGGCAAACCGTTCTTGATTCCGATCAGGATAGAAAAAATTTAAAATAAAAAATAAAAAATAAGAAGAGTTATGTTATAATAAAGGAAGAAGGAGGATAAATTACATGTATAAAATAAACGGTGTCCTTTTAGAGGGTGAAAACCCTCGAATATTATTAGGTAATTTGTTATCTTCAGTTCCTTTGTTGAAGTTTTGGTCGGAGGATGCTTTGGAAAAGTTACTGTATGGATGTGTGGATATAGTGTCTCAATATTCAAAGGAAATGATTAGGGAAAATAACGATAGGTTGGGTTCGAAAAGAATTAGGTATAGTAATTTTCTTAAGTTAAAAGATAAGATACTTTTTCGTTTTGGAAGGGTGAAGTCCAGGGAGGACAAGTTAAAATACATATATGGGCTGATATTGAGTATGGAGGGTAAAGGGTTGTTACCGGGTTTTGGGTTTTCGAATAGTAGTAATTTTCAACAAAGAGTAAGGAGTCAGATATTATGAAAGAAGCAGAATTGATTGATGTAAAGGATTTAAAGGAAGCCGTCTTATTATTGAATAAGACGGAACTGCTGGATGAACCGATTGTGGTGAAAGGGAAATCGGTGGCTAATATTGCGGATAATTTCGTGATAGCCATCGATAGCCTTGACGAGGAAGTTCAGGTTAATCTTCCCGATAAGGTCATTGAGATGTATAATTTCTTGATTGAGGATGAAGTTGAAGAGGGTGGTGAGGAAGTAGTGGTTGAGGAAAAAAAAGAGTGTGAGGGAGGTGAGAAAAAAGCACGTAAGAAAAAGAGTAGTGGTGCTAAGGGAGAGAAAAAGAAATATTTGGAAAGGCTTATCAGGAAGGGGAAATATACCATAAATGAGATAGTGGAGAAATATGTAGCTCGTTTTGGTGGTGAGCCAATTACTGTAAGGACTTTGTTGTATCATGGTATGAATCCCAAGTATAATAAGTTCTCATCTTTGGTGGTTAAGAATGGGAAAGGGATTTTAAGCTTTGTAAAGTAAGGGAGGATTGAAAAATGAAAATAGAGGCGTCTAAGTTGTATAACGTACTTCAGATTTTTTCTCAGGCTAGTAGAGGTTCTTTTGACGAAGAAGCTAAATATTGTTTTTTTGAGGAAGGTAGTTGTTTGTTTTATTCTTCTCCGATTTGTATTAAGTATCCATTGCAGTCTGATCTGAATTGTATAGTTTCTTTGAAGTTATTGTTGGATATGGTTAGTAAGGTAGAGGGAGATGTTGAATTGAGTGTTCTTGATGAAAAAGTGTTAAGAGTTGAGCTGGGAGATTTGTTGGTAGGGAAGCTGGAGTTGGTGAGTTTAGGTTTGGGGAAAGGTGCAGTTGATTTAGAAGAGCCTGCTTGGAAAGAGTTACCACCTGGGTTTTTAGATGGGTTAAGCTTCTGTGTTAAGGCTGTTTCGACTGATCCTACTTCTGGTAATTTGACTGGTGTATATATAGGAGGTGATAAGATTGTAGGTATGGATAATCTACGGTGTAGTAGGTGTAAGCTAGAGAGTCAAGTTGGTGATAAGTTTATTGTCCCTTCTTTGTATGCACCTTTGCTAGTTGATCTTGGAGTGAGTGAGTACTTCTATAAGGATAATTTGGCTTATTTTAAAAGCAGTTCGGGAGCTTTTGTAAGGATTTCGTGCTTGTTGGGGGATTATCCTGATTGTGATTATTTATTTAGCTTTGATGGTGTGGAGGTTGATTTTGAGAATGTGGGAGAAATAGAAAAAGTTCTGAGTAAGATGGATATTTTTCTTAGAGGGATGGATTTTCTTGATCAATTAGTGCGAGTTAGGATTTCTGATGAGGGTCTTGCTTGTAGCTGTTCTCGTGTGGGAGTTGGAGGATTGGAAAGCAAACCTATACCTGTGGGATACAGGGGTAGGGAGATAGAGTTCTTGGTGAATCCTAAGTATTTTCTAGAGGTAGTGAAATCAGGTTCTATGTGTGTTGGAGATGATAAGGTGAAATTTGAACAGGGGAATCTTGGGAGTGTAGTAGCTTTGTGTTGTGAGGATTAGTTAATGGTGTATCAGCTGATTAATAAAGATATTAGTAAGCCTAATTGTTCTAGTTGTGGGTTAGATAGGGGTTGCAAGTCTCCTCGTATGCCAGTGACAGGTAAAGGTAAGAAGGGGATACTGGTAGTAGCTGAAGCTCCTGGAGCTGAGGAAGACGAGAGAGGTGAACAGCTTGTAGGCGAAGCTGGTCAGTTGTTGAGACAGAAACTTAGAAGGCATGGTATTAGCTTGGATAGGGATTGTTGGAAGATTAACGCTGTTAATTGCCGTCCTCCTAATAATCGCAAGCCGACTCGTAAGGAGCTGAAGTGTTGTCGTCCCATGTTGGATAAAGCAATGAAGGAGTTGAAGCCTAAGTATATATGGCTTTTTGGAGGAGCTGCTATAGAGTCGTTCTTTATGGGAAGGTTCTCTGATTTGAGTGTTTCAAGGTGGCGTCGGCACTGCATACCAGACTACGACTGTAATGCTTTTTTGATACCTATGTATCACCCTTCTGCCCTGTTACATAATCGGGATGATAAGTATCTGGAGATGGTCTTTGATCGTGATCTTGAGTTTGCTGTCTCTTGTATTGGGAAGAAGTTGCCTGAGAGAGTCGATTATAGTAGTTTAGTTAATACATTGACTGGATTTGAAGATATTTGCAGTTTACTTAGACGTATAATTGATAATAAAGAGCCGATAGTATTTGATTATGAAACTACGGGGTTAAAGCCTTATGAGACGTTCCATCGTGTAGTGGTTATAGGCGTAGGTTGTGAGGATTCGAGTGAGGTATATTCTTTCCCGTTTCAATATAATGGAAAAGAAGGCAAGTTGGATTCGGATGAAATAAATTGCGTAAGTGATCTATGGAAAAAGGTTCTTACTGATCCAGAGATAAAGAAGACCGCTCATAATGTTAAGTTTGAGCATTGTTGGTCAATGGAGATATTTGGAGTCGAGCCTGTAGGATGGGTCTGGGACACTATGATAGCTCAGCATATTATAGATGACAGGCATGGGATAACATCGCTGAAGTTCCAGTCTTATGTCAGGTGGGGTGTTGATGAGTATGATAAAGGTGTTAAAAAGTTTTTAGGAGTAAGCGTGAATAATAAGATTAATTCTGTAGATGGCGTCCCTTTGAGTGAGTTAGGCCAGTATAATGGACTTGACGTTTTGTTTACTAGAAAATTGAAAGAAGAACAATTGAAGGAGTTGCCTCTCGGTGATAAAAGAAGAGAGGCTTATGCTTTGTTTCATGAGGGGATATTGGCTCTGGCTGATGCTCAGCACCAGGGAATATGTGTGGATGAGGGTTATTATGAGAGAGAAAAAATTCGTCTGACTAAGCGTATAGATAGGTTGGACAAAGTGCTGGCTAGTAGTCGGGAAGCTAAATTATTTGTTGAGAAGGTAGGAAAGGAGATTAACACGAGTTCCACCAAAGATTTGAGAATCTTGTTTTTTGATATTTTGGGTCTAAAGCCAGTTAAACTTACCCAAGCTAGTAATGCCTCTGTTGATGAGGAAACGTTATCGAAGATCGATTCTGAGTTCGCTAGGAATCTCCTTTTGAAGAGAAAACTAACAAAAATTAGGGATACTTACTTGGCTCAATTTGAGAGGGAAGTCGTCAACGGTAAGATTCACCCTTTCTATGATCTCCATATAGCTCGTTCTTATAGATCGAGTTCCTCTATGCCCAACTTTCAGAACATTCCGGTCAGGGATGAGTTGGCTAAAGCTTCGGTGCGTAAAGGCATAGTGCCTTCGAGAGGAAATAAAATAATGAGCTGTGATTATAAAGGGATAGAGGTCTGCATAGCTGCTTGTATCACCAAAGACCCAGTCCTGGTGGGGTATATATGTGATCCTAAATCTGATATGCACAAAGATGAGGCAAGCAATATATTTCTTTTGGAAAAGTCTGAAGTGTCTAGTGAGTTGAGGTACTTGGCTAAGAATAGGTTTGTATTTCCGGAGTTCTACGGAAGTTATTGGAAGTCTTGTGCTAAAGACATATGGAATGGCATAGAGGGAAAGGAAACAGAGAGTGGGGTTTTGGTGAGAGATCATCTTGAGAGGAAGGGGATAAAAGTTTACAGGGATTTTGAGGAGCATGTTAGGGAAGTGGAAAATAGATTCTGGTCAAGATTTAAGGTTTTTAGAGAGTGGCAAGAGGAGGTGGTAGAGAAATATCTGAAAACAGGTTATGTGGAGATGCCTTTCGGCTTTAGAAGAGGTGGATATTTGCGTAGAAATATCATTATCAATACTCCTATACAAGGGACTGCTTTTCATTGTCTGCTATGGAGTTATATTAAGATAAATAAAATTAGAAAAGAAGAGGGTTGGAGGACTAAGATTCTTGGGGAAATACATGATGAGATTCTGTTTGATCTTAGTCCTGATGAAGAGGAGCATGTAATTGGTGTTGTGAAGAAGGTAATGTGTGAGGATATAAGGAAGGAGTTTGATTGGATAATAGTGCCTCTGGATATAGATATAGAGCTTACGGGAGTGGATCAATCTTGGTATTATAAAAAGGAGATTAATTGATGGATCAGCCTTTGCATTTAAAATATCGACCAAAAGATTTTACTGAATTCGTAGGTAACAGTTCAGTGGTCAAGTCTCTTTCTGAGATAGTGGAGAGGAAAGAAGGCATACCCCATGCATTCTTATTTAAAGGGCCATCTGGATGTGGCAAGACTACATTGGCTCGTATATTGAAGAACAAGCTGGGATGTGGGGATAGGGATTTTCATGAGTTCAATGTAGCTAATACAAGAGGGATTGATACTATAAGGGAGATTATAAATATTTGTAATTACGCTCCCTTGTCTGGTAAAGTGAGGATTTTCTTGTTAGACGAGTCTCACCGACTTACGAGTGATGCTCAGAACGCTTTGCTGAAGATACTGGAGGATACTCCTGATCACGTGTATTTTATACTCTGTACCACTGATCCTGGGAAACTAATTCCTACAATTAGAAATCGATGCCACTCGTTTGAAGTCAAAAGGCTTAACAGGTTAGAGTCATTCAAGTTGATTGACTGGGTGTGTGAGCAAGAAGGTTGGGAGTTGTCCACTAGGGTTAAGCGTGAAATATATACGGTGGCTGAAGGTTGTCCCCGTCAGATACTGGTTACTTTGGATATGATAATAGGAGCTGATACTGAGGAAGAAGCTCTCGATATAATAAGACATACATCGGTAGAGTCTGGATCTATATCTGAGTTAGCTCGAATACTCATGTCTAAGAATTCAAGCAGTTATAAGTGGGGGGAGGTGGTTAAAGTCTTGTCAGCTATGGACGTGGATGCTGAGGAGATCAGGCGAGGGCTTTGTGGGTACTTTGCAAAGGTTCTGCTTAATAGAGTCAATGGTGATTCTCGTGTATATGGGTTATTGGGTTGCTTTCTTGATTCTACTTATGATTCAGGAAAAGCCGGGCTGGTTTACCAATTATATACAGCATGCTTAATCTAAGGAGGTATTTATGAGAGCCAGAAAAAAATTAGTTAAGACGGAACAAGAAGAAGTTAAAAAGTCCGAGGTTAGTGTGGAAGTAAATAGGATTAGTGATCCTGATAGTAATGAATATTATGAGGATTTAAAGGTGGATATACATAGTCTGGATCACTTGTGGGCTATACAGCCTCAGTTGTATATGAAGTGGGCGGAGAGGCATGCTAAAGCTATTGCAGAAAGGGACAGACTGAAGGAGAGACTTGAGCTGGTTAAGGCGGAGGTCAGTGCTGACGTCAGAAGGAATCCTGCTGATTACAGTATAGAAAAGTTGACTGAGGCGGCTGTACATGCAGCAGTTATCTCCGATGAGAAAGTCAGGAAAGTTAGTGAGCAGTTGATCAGGGCTGCGGAAGTCGTCAATATACTCGCTGGAGCTAAAGAGGGTATGAATCATAAGAAGTCAGCACTGGAGACTTTGGCTAAGCTTTGGTTAGGGAGTTATTATTCTGAACCTGACATTCCACAGGAAGCTAAGGAAGTAAGCAGTTCAAAAACACGTGAAGCTCAAAAAGTAGCTTTAAATGAGCGAATGAAGGGCAATTAGTGATTAACGTTCCTTATATAGGATTAAGCCAGTTTTGACTTGTTTCATTAGCGGTTTTCTCCAGAAGAGAGTAAATAAAAGTTGCAGTGAAAATCTTGATTAAGGAAAGTTGTGTTATAATATAAGTAAGAGCAAAATGGTTAACTAATAGAAGTTAGGAGGTAATTATGGTTAATAGAAAAAGCATTAGAGAGCAGATGAAGAAGCGTATTGAGGAGAGTCATAATAGGAAGGATGCTACTGGTAGGTTTGGGACTATTTTTAAAGAAGATGTTTCAAGACCTTTCTGGAAGTGTTCTGCTGATGAGCACCTTATAGACATTATACCTTTTGTGGCTGGCCCCGATATGCCTCTAGATCCCAAGACAAGACGTAAGCAAGCCGAGGAGGGTGAGTATGCTTATGTACTCGATATTTGGGTTCATAGGGGTGTCGGCGTCAATGAGGACAGTTATGTGTGTCCTGCTAATTACGGAAAACCTTGTCCTATATGTGAGTATAGAAAGGAGTTGAGGGATCAGGATGCCTCGGATGATGAGATAAGGAAGCTGAATAGGAGCAGAAGGACAATTTATAATATAGTCTGCTATGATAGTGAGGAGGAGGAGCGGAAAGGTGTTCAGATTTGGGATGTTGCGTATCAGTATATGGAGGAAGAATTGTTGGCTCGTTCCAAGAAGAAGAGGACGGGCGAACCGATTATCTTTGCCGATCCTGAGGTAGGTAAGAGCATTAGTTTTATTCGGGAGGGGACTGGCAAGTTGAACACTACGTTTAAGGGTCATGAGTTCGTGGATAGGGTAGTGGATGGGCAGGAATATGTGATTCCAGATGAGATTCTGGAACAGGCATTGCCTTTGGATCAAATCATACACGTGCCGACTTATGAGGAGCTGTATGAGGCGTTTTTCGGTGAAGCTCCTCCTGATAGGACGACTAGGGAGGAACAGAGGGAAGAAAGCAGGAGAGCAGCTCCTTCGAGGTCGAGAGTTGTTAGAAAAGAAGAGAAAGAGGAAAGTGTTGAAACCAGCACAGAAGTCGATTCTGAGGCTGAAAAGAGCAAGTCTGTTTCTGATAATCCTTGTCCTGCTGGAGGGAGATTTGGGGTGGACATAGAGAAGTTGCCAGAGTGTGCTGAGTGTGAGGTTTGGGACGAGTGTGCTCGTGAAGAGCAAAGGCTGTTGAAGGAAAAAGAGGAACAGGAAAAGAAGGCAACTTCCTTGAAGAGAAAACCACTGAGGAGGCGATAAGTTGAGGAAAAAGATTAAGAAATCTGAAGATATTGCTGGAGAAGTGAAAGAAGCTATTGAAGGCGAGCCAGTTGTGGATACTGGTAGTAATGATGTATCTTTTGATAAAGTTATTTCTACCGGCTCTACCTTGTTGGATTTAGCCATATCGGGCAAGAGAATCAGAGGAGGAGGGATACCAGCAGGGATCATAGTGGAGTTCTTCGGTCCCAGTGGTGTCGGGAAGACGGCTCTGCTGGCTGAAGCTTGCGCCTCGGCTCAAGCGAAAGGTGGAGAGGCTTATTTCCAGGATCCGGAAGCTCGTCTCGATATGGAATATAGTCGAATATATGGGATGGACTTGAAAGAGAAGGGGAAGTATGGGAGACCGGATACGGTTATGGAATTCTTCGATAATATACGTTCTTGGAAACCTTCCAATCCAGAAGCCATTAATGTGGTAGCGGGCGATTCTCTTACTGCCCTTAGTACTAAGATGGAGCTGGAGGACAAGGACGAGTATGGGATGAGGCGAGCTAAGGAGTTCTCACAGGAGCTGAGAAAGACCTGTCGGATGATTAGGAATAACAACTGGATTATCTTGTGCAGTAATCAGATACGGGGAGGTGCTGGTGGTGAGTTTGTCCCTGGAGGTCACGGTATCCCTTTCTACTCTTCTGTCAGGATACGGGTAGGGAAGCCGGCGTCTGGGAGCAAGATAAAATCTAACATAACTCTGGAAGGGAGCAGGAAGTCGCTGGAGAAGATCATTGGAATCAAGTCCACTTGCATAGTGAAGAAGAATACAGTTGATGACCCCTATCGGGAGGCTAATATATACATTATATTCGGGTATGGGATTGATGATATTCGAGGCAACTTGATGTTTATCAAAGAGGTTACAGGCAATACAAAGTATGATTGTGTGAATAAGGAAATAGGTTTTATAGACAAGGCTATTGCTTATATAGAGGAAAACGATTTAGAGAAAGAGCTCAGGGAAAAAACCATCGATCTCTGGCTGGAGATTGAGGACAAATTTAGAACCAAAGTAGCGAGAAAACAGAAGAGGAGGTAGTTAATAGAAATGAGTAGTGAAAAGAGCAAACCTGAATACAAAAATCTCAATTCTAAACAGATTCAAAAATACATTATGAGGTTAATATGGGAGAATTGACTACATGTAATTATTGCTCACTACAAGCTATTAAACAGCGAGCAAAAGAAAATAATCTTAAAGTAACTCTTTTACAGAGCAATTGGGAGCTCGGTGGAATAGATGTTTATGTCCATCCAAAAGATGTTAAGGTTAGAAAACTGGACGACAGAGAAAGAAAGAAATATAAAGTAGCTTGGTTTATGGAACTTTCTGACCATTGCTGTTGTTAGGGAGGCAAGTAAATTATGAATGTGAATAAGATAGATATAGAAGGCTTGATAAGGGATAAACTGGAAGAAACAAGGAACTGCAAGTTCAAAGAGGCATGGATTCCTATGGGATGGGCTTGCGTTCCTATCCAATCCTTTTCCAAACATCTATCTGAAGAAATATACAAATTCATTACAGAAAAGGAAAAGAAATGAAAGAAATTTTGTTTATCTTATTGATAAGTATTTGCAATCCTGTTTTGTCTTTTCAAAATGTGCCTCTAATGAAAAGTGAAGAAAGCGGTATGGTAGATGAGTGGAGGACTCTACAGTCTGAAGGGGATGCTTTATATACGGTGAAATGTCATTATAAGGCCGTGTTGTTTTATGATAGGGAATCATTGGAAAAATACTTGAAGTATAACAATGCAGATGGCTCAATTCTTATAGATGTCAAAAAAGGAAAGCAGTATCGGATTAAACAAAAGGAGATAAAGAAAGAGATAATAAAAAAGGAGAAAGTATTTGACCACTATGAATGGGAGCTAATTGATGAATTAAATGGAGTGTTAAGTATTGAAACAAAACCCAATTCAGCTCCTTGTGATTTAGTAAAATAGGGAGGAAAAGAAATGGAAATGAAGTTAGATGCTTACATGGTGACCTTACTACATTCTTGGGCATTGGAGAGTATGTCTGATAGAGAGTTCGACTTATATTGCAGTTTGTTTTGCAATAAGGAGGAAGAGGAGGCACTCAAAATGTGGAGGAAGAACCTAATTGAAGAGAAGAAAGGAGAAAGAGGATGAGTAACTGGAATCTTGAAGAAGAAGTGCCTTTATTAGAGCTTTGTAAGAAACTAGAAGAACTCGGTTACCCTCAGGAAGGAGATGGGTTATATTGGAAAACATGGAACTGGACCAAATGGAAAGACTGGGAAAATTGGGACGTAGATTTTGTTAGAGAAGAGAATAGACAGTTACTTTTGAGTAGCACCGACTTTGTCAGGGCCCCCACCTGCCGGGAGCTGGGGGAGTGGTTAATCAAAAAATCTATTTTGTTAGAATTGGGAGATTTGTTTATAGGTTATGATGAGTCAGTAGATAAGTGGACGGTTTGTTATGGGAAAGTAGATAAAGAATGGGTTTGGGCTGATACCGAACCTGATGCTCGTGCTAAAATGCTAATCTGGTTAGTGGAGAATGGTTATGTCAAATTTGATACTCAAACAAACTAGAAGGAATCTTATTCGATTTCTTGAGGATAGGGGAATAACTGAGATCGAAGGCGTTCCATTAGAGGAATGTTATACTTTTCAACTCATTAGAGTAGCCAGAAGATGGGGGTGGAATCAATGATAAAGGAAGAAGATTATAAAAGATTAGGGAAAATGAATCCAGAGAAGTTCTTACAAGGTCAGCCAAAACCAACTCCTGAGCAAATAGCTTTTGTGTTTGCTTGTATTATGAAGAATGCGGGTAAAGGGACTTTTAGGAATCTGATATACGGCTTGTTGGGATGTGACAGTAGGGATTATGTGATGTTACAGGAAGCGGGTGGGCTGGCTATTAACAATGTGATGTTCGAGGCTTTTTATAAAGAGGATGTAGAAGTTGTTGAAGATGATGGGTATCAAGATTAATGGAAGGAGGGTAAAAAATGGCGTGTAGAATATGTGGTGGATATAATTGCACTGAGTGTTTTCATACGATTGAAGAGCAGGAAGAATACGAACGGTTGGTGGAAAAGTATGGTGAAAAAGGAGTTTGGCATGATATTTATTATTATCGTCGCAAAGAAGAGATGGATAAGGAGGCAAACTAAGTTAATGGAGGAAAAAGAAATGAATAAAAATCCTTTATCAAAAATGTTAGCTTATCTGTTTTTATTAACTTGTGCTGTAACGTTATCGATACTCATTATGATACACGGTTGGGGGCTGACTCCGAAGTCATGGTGGTGGATTATTGGGGGTGGGGTTGTAGGTCATTCTGTAATTCAAGGTCTTTTACAGTTAGTGGGGAAAGAGTAATTTCAGTTGCAAGAGGTTTGGAAAAAAGAATGCCTCAAAAATCCAAGTTCTAGTGGTTGGTTTTGGGAATTCGTTGAGTGGATAAGCAACTTCAAATATAAAGAAGATGAAATTCCAGACGAAATTTTTGATTCAATGGAACAACTTTGGTTAGCCTTTTGTCAGAAGAGGTTACATAATAAAGTTTGGGATGATGAAAAAGAAGTGTGGATTAGATTATAAAGGTTCTTGGTTAGATAAATTGGTTAATGTTGAGGGTCAGTAGCTCTAACGGATAGAGCACCGGACTCCAAATCCGGAAGTTGGAGGTTCGAATCCTGCCTCTGGCCCTTAAGGAGGTGAGGCATGTATCAATGGCAAGTTGTGCCTATCTGTAGGAGGCAAAGGTTAGACGTCCGAAGCGAAGACCTCCTACAGGGAGGGTTATACAGAAAGTGCGATATACTAAGGACGAAATTCGATGATGGATTTCTAAAGTATGCAAGGTTATACAATATGGATGTAGAGCCTGTAGAGTTCATTGTCCAGTTATATGGATGTCCTTTGAGTTGTTGGTATTGCTATGTGACGAGGAGCGGGGTTTGGGGTGGATATAGATTAATTTCTACTAACGAACTTGTTAATTCCTATGAAGAGTCTTCATGCAGAACTTTTCATCTGATGGGAGGTGCTCCAGCCCTGTATCTGGATCACTGGCCAGAGCTTGCACATGCCGTAATTAAGATGGGCGGTATTTTTAGGAGTGATTTTCTACTTATTGAGGGAAAATATAGTAAAGAAGTTTTACGCCAGTTGTTACATAAAAATACGTTGTTCTGCGTAAGCATAAAAGGCCTCGCTTCAGAAGAATTTCTAAGGAACACAGGCGTTAGACTTTCCAAAACATATCTTATGAGAATGAGACGAAATTTTGACAGGATATACGAGTCTGGTATTAACTTCTACATTACTGTAACGGGATGCTCCCGTAGTAATGTGGACAAATTCAAAGAGTGGCTTGCTGCTAAATATGGTGATGGTATGGTGGGTAAGGTCCATGAGATAAAGATAGTAAGGTACAAAGCTTTAGGTTTAGGTGATGAAGGAGAAAGAGGCTGGTAAAGGCGTTCGAATTCTGCCTCTGGCCTGTAGGGAGTCTAAGGTGAAAAAGAAAGAGAGAGGTAACTATAAAAGCTATGAGGAGGCTTACCGAAAAGGCGGACACGATATTTGGCCTGGGTGTGGTGGTAAGAGAAAAAAGGAATGCGGTAGGCTTCATGATTTCAGCTATATAGCCAGTGATGGGGTCTTGGTTCATAGATTCCATTGCTGGCAAAACTGGATGAAAGGATGTCCACCAGATAAAGAAAAGTAAGGCCACTATGACAGAAGGAGTCTTAAATGCTTTTGATTTTAGATTGTAATTGTATATGTCATGCAGCTATGTACATCATGAAGGGATTGAGCTATAAGGACAAGCAGACCGGCGTGATCTTTGGCTTTTTGAAAAGGTTGTTAAGTTTTGGTGTTCAATTTAAACCTGATGCGGTGGTGTTTGCTTGGGATTCCAAAAGCTCAATTCGCAAAAAGGAATACCCTGATTACAAAGCTAACAGAAAGAAGTCGGATTTATCTGAAGAAGAAAAAGAGTTACTTGATGTATCGTTTGCTCAGTTTGATGAATTAAGAGAAGGAGTATTACCGAGAATCGGCTTCAGAAATGTCTTTATGTGGGAGGGATATGAGGCTGATGATATTATAGCTAATGTAGTTAAGGAGAGGTTTCGGTTTGAGAAAGAGATGGTAGTGGTAACGACTGATGATGATTTGTATCAATTGTTGGATTTATGCTCCTTGTGGGATCCGTATAAAAAGAGACTCTACACTAGAGCTGATTTCATTAAGGAATGGGGTATCGATCCTATTGAATGGAGTATGGTGAAGTGTCTGGCTGGTTGCAGTTCTGATAATGTGAGAGGGATAAGTGGAGTAGGTTATAAGACAGCTGCTAAGTATTTACGGAAGGAGCTTTCTTCTAATTCGAAAGTGTACAAGAAAATAGAGAGTGAGAAAAGCAAGTTTTGTGAAGTCAATTTTCCTTTGGTTCATTTGCCTAAGAAAGTTAAAACTTTTCCTATATTTAATGATAGTTTCAATATCGATGAGTTTGAGCAGGTCTGCGAGGCTTACGGGTTTTACTCTTTCTTGAAAAAAGATGTTCTGAAGAAGTGGGCTAAGTGTTTTGGAGGTTAATATGAAAGTAATTATTTACGGTGATCCTCAGATAAAGAATCACCCAGACTTTTTGACAGTTGACGAGAGAGGGCTGTCAAATTGGGTCAAGATAGGATATGATTGTTTTATGCAGATGGTGGATTATGCTGAGAAGCATGGTATAGATTACATGATAGGTCTGGGTGATATGTGCGAGAGAAAAGATTACGTGGACAATCAAATTTTGTGCACTGTGGGAGATATTTTGGCTGTTATAAGTGATGCAGGTATCTACCATGTTTGGGTGGTGGGCAATCATGATTTCTCTAATCCCAATTTTCCTCTTGAGAAGGCTTTTGGAGGTGTTCCTAATTTTGAAGTCGTTTCTCGATGGACAAAAAAGGTTGGTCTGGACATGTGTTTTTTATCTTGGCTTCAGGATACGAAGGAGTATATCAAGATTTTAGAAAGAATGGAAGGTGAGTATTTGTTTACTCACTGTAATCTAGTGGATGTCAGGTTGGGTTCTGGCCATCTGCTTGAAGGGATATTCAAAGAAGGAGATTCTATACTGAATAAATTTAAGTATATATTTAGCGGACATATACATAAACCTTGTCAGATAGGTAATGTAGTTTATGTAGGTAGTATGTTTCAGACTGATTTTGGGGAAGTTGGAGAAAGAAAGCGTTTTATAGTTCTTGACACTGAAAGCGGCAAATGGGAATCTGTTTATTTCAGGTATCCAGAGCTGGTTCAGATAGAAGGAATAGAGCTGGATAGGAATGTGGAGGGCTGTTATGTCAAGTATAAGATAAAGTTGCCTAAGAATGCTCCTCCAGTGAATGCTAGAGAATTGAGAAAGAAGGCTTTGGAGGCTGGAGCTTTGGGAGTCAAGGTGAGTGTGGAACGGGATAGAGAGGAGCGGAAGGTGAGATATACTAAAGAACAGGTATTTAGGAAAACTTTTGAGGATTTTGTCAAGGATTATTGCAATGAGCATAAGTTGGATGTTAATGTAATTTTAGAAGCAGTGGAGGAACTGAAAAAGAATGATTGAATTGAAAGAACTACATATAAAGAATTTTGCCTCTTTTAGGAAAGCTGATTTAATTTTAGATAACAAAGGTCTGTTATTCGTGGAAGGCGAGAACAGGGACGATGACTCGGCTGAGAGTAATGCCAGTGGCAAGTCCAATCTGCTGTCCTCTATCGGGTGGTGTCTAACAGGTAGGACTCCAGATGGTAGGCGGTATGATGAGGTGATTTTTTCTGGAGAGAAGTCAGTTTCCGTTAAGCTGGATTTTAATATATGTTCTTTAGAGCGTCGGCGAGGCTCTAAGGCAGGCATTTACATTAATGGTAGAAAGACTACTCAGGATGAAGTGAATGAGCTGTTTGGAATCGATCCCGATTTGTTTTACAGCTCAACGTTTTTAGGACAGGATTTCATCAGTTTCTTTGATATGAAGCCAGCTGCTCGCAAAGAGCTTCTGATGGACTTCTTACCGGGAGATATAATATCTGAGTGTAACTTGCTGTATGATAGAGCTAAAAAGTGGTTGAAAGATGATGCTGAGGATAAGATAAGAATAGAGACTAAGTTGCAGACGACTAAGAGACAATTGGAAGAGCTGAAGGTAAGAGTGGACGATCTCAAAAACAAATCCCTTAATTTTGAAAAGTCAAAAGAGGAATTTATCAAAGGACTGGAAAAAGAAAAGGAAAAAGTGAAAGAGGAAAAAAGGGCTGAGCTTGAAAAAGTTGAAAAGAAATTATTAGAGGTTGGTTCGGAGATAAAGAAACTAAAAACTACTTTAACCAAGCTGAATAAACATTATATACAACTCCAGAAGGATTTTTCCTGTATTAAGGGTAAGGAGCTGGGGCTATTTCAGAAGTTTACTTCTGTAAGGACGGTTCTTTCTATCCTGGAAAAAGAGAAGAAGAAGTTATTGGATTTAAAGGTGGGTAAGTGTCCTGTTTGCAAGTCGGATGTCACTGAAGAGCATAAGAAGAAATGTATTAAGGAAGTGGATTCTAAAATAAGTGTTAAAAGGAAGGAATATGAGGGCATTAGTAAGGAACTTGAGAAAGTGAGGAAACAGATAGCTGAAATAGAGCCTGATGTTAATGATCTTGATAGAGATGTGAGAAGTAAGGAACTTGAATTGGAACGGAAGGATAGCAGTTTAAAAAGGCTGACGGAGAGGAAAGAGTTGCTGAAGAAGGAGCTGGAGCGAGTTGAGATTGAGTATGACAAGCGTATTTTAGAGAAAAAGAATAGCGATAATGTATGGGAGCGGGAAAGAAGGCTAGCTGTTAAGAAGGTTGTAGCTTTGGAGGCAGAAGTGGAGAAATTGACTGAGGAGTTAGAAGCTATAGAAGAGGATAGGAAGGTGCTGGAAATTATCAGAGATATGTGTGGTTCTACGGGGATTCAGGCGGCTTTGTTTGATCAGTTTGTTTCTGAGTTGCAGTCTATGACTAATAGTGTTCTGGAGACCATAGGGAGTGATCTGTCAGTGGAATACACTACCCAGAAGGAGACTAAGAAGGGGACAGTGTTGGAGAGTCTTGAGATTAATGTCTATGAGAACGGGGAGTTGTGTCTAGGGTTGTCTGGTGGTCAGAGGCAGAAGGTTCGGATAGCCTCTTCATTGGCTCTTGCGGAGATGAGTAAGAATAGAAGTGGTAAGGAATTGGGTTTTATGCTGTTAGATGAGCCTCATAGAGGACTGGACAGAGCTGGACAGCAGAAACTGTTTGAGATATTCTTAAATATGCTTAGCTACAAGCCATTGATTATAGTTGCCTCTCCTCAGTCCGATTTTAAATCTATGTTTAGCGAGTCTATCAAGGTGGTTAAAGAAGATGGTGAATCGTTTTTATTGTAAGTTTATCTAATAAAAAACTTTTGATTAAGAAAATCTATGTTATAATATATACAAAAAGGGTAGTGTTGACAGATGATAAAAGATTTGGCTAAGAAGAAGGGATTGACTATAAGAAAGTTGCCTCTTTGGGAGGCAAAGTTTGATGAGCAGGCACTCAGGAAAAAGGCGGATACACTTACTTTGAGGCATTTCGATAAGGGTTTCAGGCAGAAGCCTATATCCGATACCGAAAGGATGTTTCCTTCATTTATGGATTGTGTGAGATACGGGATAACTATTGAGCAGGCTTTACCAGAGAAGGAGCGAGTGTTTATAGCGGTAGGAGTGGATCTCTCTACCCCAAAGAGACCTGGGAATGTGATTTTTACACTTGGTGTTGGAGCTAATAGCAGGCGTGTCCCACTGGATATCAGAAAGGGTAATTGGACTTCTCCCCAGGTAGCCCAGCAACTGGCGGAGGTGGACGCTCATTACAAGCCTCATGTGATAGTAGTAGAGAACAACGCTTATCAGGAATCTATTATACAGTGGATACAGGCTTTGCCTGAACAATATGACTTTTGGGTCAAGGTGGTTTCCTTTACTACAGGCAAGCAGAAGTGGGCGGACGAGTCTGGGTTGCCTTCACTGGAGTCTGAGTTCAGCGTGGGGGGTTGGGTGATACCCTTTCCTGAGCGACACATTCCTGATTGTGATTGTGCTTGGTGTGCGTGGGTGAATGAGATGCGTACTTATACTAAGTTATATGGAGTAGGTGATACGGTTATGGCCTGCTGGTTTGCTAGGGAAGCCGTCCGTCTTTATGGAGGAACAGAACCAGTGGAGGAGACTATTAGAGTCCCTTCAGAGATAGACGAACTTAGCGATGTGTTTGATATGGTAGGTTTAGAAGTGGATGAATTTGGGGAGATAATATAATGACATCAGCAAATGAACGTATAAAAAATTCTTATCTCAGGTTCTACCACCAGCTGGAAGTCCTTGGTGATAAGGAGCTTCGAGAGATCAGGTCTATATTGAGGGATACAGAGAGAGATTTGAACGACAGGCTGGAGAGGATGGGACTCGGTAGAACGAAAGCCAGCAGATGGGAGCGTGAGCGGGTAGTCCAGATAAGAAAGGATGTTAGAGATGTTATGAGCTTATCTCAAGCTGCTGTGCAAGATGATGTGGAGAGATACTTAACTGATATAGGAGTGCTTACGGCTGATACTACTAAGGACTTCTTTGACAGGGCTTTACCTTCTGGGGTAGGAGTCACTTTTGACAGGTTGCCTATGGAGCATGTAATTGAGATAGTGAATAATCCAATTGGTAGCATGTTCTATGGGGATGCTATGGAGACTGCCTATGAGGAGACTGTAGTGATTATGGATAGGATACTTGCTCGTGGCATAGCCCAGGGACTTGGGGTGGATGAGATCAGCAGGATGATGAGGAATGCTATCGGGGTAACTGTTAGCGAGAAGTTGATGAAAAAGTATGGTAGGGACATCAGCAGAAAGACACTGGCTATGTACTTAGATAGAATAGTCAGGACGGAGACCATACGGGTTAGCAATGCGGTGGCTTTGAGAAGCTATCGACATAATGCAGATATTATTAAGGGAGTGCAGTATGTGGCTACTATTGATCGTAGGACGTGCGTCCAGTGTGCCTCCCTGGATGGCAGGGTGTGGAAATTGAGTGAGTTTAATCTCTACGTTCCGATCCACCCTCGCTGTTTTGCTGATTCACTAGTCCCTATACTTACCACAAAAGGTTGGAAGCCAGTGAGTTCTATCCAGGTAGGAGATAAAGTGCTTACTCATACAGGAAACATTAAGCGAGTTACTCGTCTTATTAGGTATGAGGAGCAGGATGTGGACTTGGTGACTATCAAGGTTGTTTATCCTCAGTTTGAGGGTCGGAATATTAAGAAGACCGTTAAGTTGACAGTGACTGGAGATCACCCCTTGTGGATAGAGGGCGAGTGGATACCAGCGAATAGAGTCAGGATAGGGGACAAGGTTACTTATCTATCTACTTTTTGCCGCAAGTGTGGTAAGGTTATCCCGCATGATAGGACGTATTGCTCGGTAGTTTGTAGGAGTAGGGCTACGAGGGAGGAGATGTATAGAGATCCGGGATTCGGGTTTATGGAATTGGAAGTGGCGGATGTTATCTATACTGTGAAGAGAGGAATGGTCAGGTTGTATAATTTCTCAGTTGAAGAGGATGAATCCTATGTTGCTAAGGGGTTTGTAACGCACAACTGCCGTTGTCTGGTAGTTCCACTTACCAAGTCCTGGAAAGAGTTAGGACTCGAAGGCAGGGAGTTGCCTCCTGGAACTCGGTCTAGTTTGGATGGTGAAGTTCCTGAGACCTTGACCTATGCGGAATGGTTCAAGAAGCAGCCTGCTTCTTGGCAGAAGAAGTGGCTGGGTCCTAAAAGGTATGAGGCTTTTAAGGCTGGAGAGCTGAAGATAACGGATTTTTACGATGTCAGACCTTTGAGGAAGTTAGCTCTGAATAAGCCTTTGAAGATAGGCAAACCTATGTCGTCGTTGAAAAGAGAGTAAGGAAATGTTAAAACAAATAACTAAACATACTCACAATATTAGAACGTGTAGAGTCTGCGGAGGAGAGTTCTTTGTAGTCTTTAGCAGGATTTTTACTCAAAAAGTTTCCGAGAATCAGGTATATGGTAGTCTGGTGGAAGGCTCTGCGATAGCCCGCATTTCTGGATACAAGTGTGCGACTTGCGGGGCTATGTATATCAAGGAAGGCGAACATCATCTAAAGTATATGAATTATGACAGGCAGGTATTTTGGGAGCCATTTAGTAGAGAGGAAAAAGATGAGTAGAAAACTTTTGCTAGATAGCAAAGTAGAGAAATCTGAAGAGTTTCCTATCTGGAGATCCACCCCAGACTATGACCTTATAACTCTCCATATAAACAAGGTCTTGGTGGAGGAAACTAGAAGTTTTATAAAGAAGATATACGACTTGAGAGGTTATATAGCTGGTGGTTTTGCACGCTTTCTTGTCTCTCCTCATTCTTATAAGAAGTTGCCTTTTAACGATATAGACATCTTTAGTTGGAATAAGAGAGCTTATACAAAACTTAATGATTTTCTGCAAGAGGAAGCGTCTTTTCGGTTTGAATCTGAGTTTTCGGTAACTTATTTGATGCATTTATCTATACCTTCAGTCTGTGAAGGTTATAGGGAATGTGTTTTGCAATTGATAAAGCCAACGGAATGGAAGGGTCGGAAATTGTGGGGGGCTCCTCTTAGAGTAATATCCCAGTTCGATATTTCAGTTTGTCAAGTTTTTATAGCTGAAGGAGAGTCGGGACTCCCTTCTTTTACAGGGCTAGCCACTAGGCAATTTAACGAGGATGAATTTTCAAAACGAATAACTATTATGAATATATACGACGTCCCTCAAATACTATTCAGGGTGTATAAGTATGTCAAAAAGGGATATAGTATAAGTTCTAGGGAGTTTGGTAAGATACTCAGAGTGCTGGATACTTATTCTGCGGGTGAGAGGTTGAAGTGTATAGAGGAGCTGGAGTCGGCTCAAAATTGTCGTTGTTGGAAATTTCTATCAGGCGAATACTAATCGGAAAAAGAGGCTCTGGTTTGCGACTTTGGAGATTTACATTTTAATTAATGTACTCCAGGCTTTCGGGTCTTTCCTCCTTTCTACCGAGAGTTTGAGCAAACCGGGGCTTCAAAGAATTTTTGGAGGCTAAGATGTTACCTAAAATAGGGTTCGACCTAGATGGTTGTTTGGTTGATTTAGTGTCAGTGATAAAGGAAGTGGCTAGGGAGCTGTACGGCCTGGATATGGGAGTAGTGGTCAGGTATGAGTTGGAGAAACAGTATCAGTTGAGTCCAGACCAAGTCAGGAGTTTGGTGCATGTAGCTATTAGCAGATATACGGAGTGCAAGCCTTATCCAGGTGCTCTTGAGTTTCTGTATTCTTATATCCAGGATCGAGGAGAGAAGGCAGTGGTCATCACTTCAAGAAGTCCTTCTACGTCTGTTTACACGAAAAGGTGGTTTGATGTGTGGTTCGGTGTAGCAGCCAGCAAGGTAGATATATGTTATGTCAGAGGCAATGATAAGTTGAGCTGTATTAATGACCTTGGTATAGAAGTGTACATAGAGGACAGGGTTAAGTATGCAAAGGAGATAGCCAGAGGTGATGTGCGAGTCGTTCTGATGGACAGAAGCTGGAATCGACACTTAAAGGTTTTCTCTTTTAAGGATAGAAGTTATCATTATGGGGATGGTCATGTCTGTAATATCGTGCGTATGTATGGCTGGTATGAGGTGTATAATTATTTTTTCAATCGTAGGGAGTTTATCAGGAAGTATTGGAGTGTAATCGAATGGGAATGAATAATTATAAGGAGGTGCTTATGAAAGTTTCTGATCGAGTGTTGCAGTTGTTGAAAGACAGATATTTTTTACCTGAAGAGGAATCCTGGGAACAGTGTGCTCTCAGAGTAGCGAAAGCGGGCAGTATTCCTGAGAAAGACCCGCAGACTTTTCAGGATAAGTTCTTCAATATTATTTACCCTATGCACTTTTTACCGGCAGGACGCATACTTAGGAATGCTTTAAGGCAGAGAGGGAGTATTTTCAATTGTTACCATTTGCCTATTGGGGACAGTATATCCGAGATAGGTGATTTTCTCAAGAACGCTTTGATATTATGGAGTGATGGCGGAGGTGTAGGATGTAATTTCAGCACTTTGAGGCCGAAAGGCTCTCCAATATCTGGCTATGGGGAGACATCTTCAGGAGCTGTCAGCTTTCTCAGGGCGGCTGACGCTGTGGGAGAGACTATC